GCAGGCATGGGTCTGAAGTTCTTAGAGGACTCAGGAAGATCAGAGACGTTGAATGATTGTGAAAGTGATGCCATGATTAGTATTCCTTAAATGTTAATTAACGTAGTTTGTTGCTAACTGTGCCGTTGCCGTAGCCGTAGCCGTAGCCGTATCCGTAGCCGTAGCCATAGCCGTGGCCGTCGCCGTAGCCGTGGCCGTCGCCGTTGCCGTAGCCGTAGCCGTAGCCTTCGCCGTCGACGTAGCCGTAGCCTTCGCCGTGGCCGTAGCCGTCGCCGTCGCCGTTGCCGTAGCCGTCGCCATAGCCGTGGCCGTCGCCGTAGCCGTTGCCCACAGGTTTAAACATCAGAGCCCCCAGCCGTCCGCCACGGGTACGCAGAAAACCTCAGAGCCTGCGGGAATGTCTACGTTGTTGGGAATGGGTTTGATCTTTGCACGAGGATTCTTGGGGTCGGCAATCACGTCATCAAAGCCGATCCGCTCCCAAGAAAATACCCAAACAGCGTTGGCCAGCTTGATGCGCCCATCCTCACGGGTGACGTCACCAGCAAAAATCCATCCACGATCTACTACGATAACTGCTCTGTTCATTTATTTCTCCTTGCGTGTAATTGAGAATGATGGCCGTGAAGCCGTGGTTGTGATTGCATCTAGCAGCGGGGCCGTGATCGACTCATGTGCAGCTTTCCAGGCAGACATGTTTATTTCTGGCTTCCATCTAAAGAGACTTGAGAGGTGTTCGGTAAGCCCGGCTTCCTCTGCTAGTGACTGAAGTTTAGCACTATCTATCTTGTGGTCAATACGTCCAGCCACTTTTATTTCATAGAGTGTTGTTATTTCTTTTACAGTTCCCTCCATGTCCTTGGCCAGCTTTAGGGCCTCAAATAGCTTGTCTTCTGCTTCCCTGCGCCTTGCCGTAGCGCGTCTCTCCTCGTTTTTGGCGTCTTCCCACTCTGCCGCAAGTGACTCGATTGTTATTTTGTTCATCAGTCAATCGCCCACCAAATGTAGAGAATTACCGCCAAGTAAACGGCAAAGATCGTTCCAATTACCCAAATTATGTCGTTCATTCTCCGCTCCATGTGTCTTTGGTTCTGTTTGTGATACGTCGTGCTCTTACGACCAGCTCAACAAAGCATCGTATCTGCTCAAGAGAGGTGGGGGTGAAAATGCTTTTTTTCTGCGTCGGCCCCACCAATTCCATACAGATGCCATTCCATCCGGCGTTTCGGGTCAGGTTGATGAGTTCTTCGTCAGTCATTCCTTACCCCCTATGCCGTGGGCGCGCTCGATGGCGCGGGCAAATGCTGGTGCGGATTGCGGAGCAATGCAAGCGCCACCCCACGTATCCGCCATCAGTCCGTCAATCTCATCATCAGTCAGCGGTTTGCGCTGTGGTGGGGTGGTTCTTCGCGCTCTGAATACGGCTTGCAGATCGGCATCAGCAACAAACTCGCACTTATCACCCTCTGAATACTTGGCAACTTTGAACTGCATCTCGTGAACCAGTCCGCAGTCGCAGCACTTCATAAAGTATTGCTCCGGGTCTGGGTTGACCCACCCTGACCAGTCGTCAAACGATTCCACCTCATGCTTTGTGAAGTCTTGTTGCAGCCCTCCGGGGCGATGCGCCGTGTCGCTTGGCTCCCAAGCCTCCAACGCCATCAGCGCGGCTTCACGTATTTGACTTTTTTGTGGCTTGCACATCTTGCCGTCAATCTCCACAAGCCCTTCGCGCTCCTCAGGTGTCAGCGGGTAGCCGCAGGTGCTGCACTCGATTAGTTGTTTCATGTCGTCCCCCTTGCTCGGATGGCATTGGCTATGCGCCGACATTGATACCAATCCGAATCGCCGTCATAGCAGTCTTCTTTATGTTCGTCTGCAACAACTGCACACGCCTCACGCTCTGCTTCTGCGACGAGGGCGGCGAAGCGTTCCACTTCATCGTGCCAATCTGCGCCTTCAATCCACACCCGGGGCTCTCCTCCTTGATGGGTCAAGGTTGTGCCAAGCCTAGCCTCACGCGCCATTCTGATGATGTCGTCTCTTGTCATACCTCCCCCTTTATTTTCACAACCGATGCAGCGGCTTTCACTATTGCCCTCCGGGTTGCCGCGTATGCGTCGCCTACCTCTGCCCCCGTGAGGTCGCCCCACCGAACTCGAACCTTTCTTTCCTCGTTTGCCGGTCCACAGTCCCACACAATGACCATCTGTTCGCAGTGAATTACTTCAATGAGGAAACCCAGCTTCACCGCCAGCCGCAACGCATCGCCTTCGTCTAAAAGGGGGTTCCATGCTTTTGGGTAATACTCGTCTTCATCAAGGCGATGCATCCCCACCCCAGCCGCCTTAGCGGCCATCTCTAAAAGTTTTCTGTCCGTTATTTTTGTTCTTCTTGACGCGCTCATACCTCCCCCCCGATCTTGGCAATGATCGCCCCGAGATCAGGCCCCTCCCATGTGCCCAGCTTGCCGGAACGATCTTTGGCCAACCAAAGCCCGTCCGAGTCGCACATCAAAGCGCGTTGGGTATTGCCTTCGCCATCTTTCTCAACTCGCAGGGCCAAAACTTCATCAAAAAAATACGGGAGCGCCTGGCCGGTTTTGTTACCTGGCATCGATGGGCTATACAGAACCCGGCCCATTTCGTCTTGAGTCTTTTCTAACTTGGCGGTCATCAGAACGTGACGGCCTGGCAGATCGCGGAAGGCGCGGATAACGTCAGACATTTGCTCCTGCATTGCCCCGTATGCTGCGCGGGGATCCTTGTTCGTCTTCTTCTCGTGGTTCAACACCACCTCGGCGATCTCGCTGATTGAGTCAATCGCCACAGATTGAAAGCTCTTTGCTTCGTCAGACTGGGTAAGCCATTCGTAAGCTTCCCTCAGGGCCTCCATCGAGGTGATCTCAATAAAGGGTACATCTGCCCCGGCAATAGACAACAGGCCGCCCTCGGCGCTCAGGACTACAGGATTCGGCAGGGTAGGTATCAGAGAAGTCTTACCTGCTCCGGCTTGGCCGTACACCAGCAGCTTGACACCAGCAGAGGCCAATTGGCCCGTTGATTTGAGATTGATTGCCATGTTTTTCCTTAGTAGGCGATAAGCAGAAATGATTTGATCGAATAGCTTGATGGGCCCAAACCGTTTATGTAAGAATGGAGAAAAGACTCTTCGTGTGATATGACTTTGACATTTTCCGCTCTGTCGTAGCCTCTGTCTTTATCCCAAACAACAACTTCCATTTCGTCTGGGAAATTGTTAAGCAATTCTTTGAGTTCTTTTACGTTCATTTCAAAACCTTTTAATTGTTGATAGTGTTGTCAAAAATAATCGCTAGGCCCTTCTTTTAACCATTCCTTATATTCGAGTCGTTCAACCTTTTCTCGCAAATGTTCGACCTCTTTACGAAGCCCTGAGATTTCTTCCTTTAGGGTCTCAAATGTGCACTCAGCCTCGGGTTCTAGTTCACTTTCGATTGGGCTGTTGTAGTACATTGGGCTGTTGTAATACGCCTCGCCAGCGGCGTACCCTTTAGCCCAAGTCTTGGCGCGCCAATCAGAGTAAGGGCAAGGCACACCACTTCGGTAAGCCCGCTGGCCCTCTTGATAAACATTCATTCTCAGTTCTGCATCGGGGCTCATGTTTCGCTTTCAAAAAGGGGCCAAAGGGGCCGGCTGTTGTGGTGCTTGACGAAATGGGGTGGGCTTGGGCTTAGGAAGCGGCACCCCCTTGTAAGTGGGGAATGGCCAGTCTTTCATTCAGGGCCCAATTCCTCAATCAAGATCGTTATCTTTGCCTCAATGCTGTGTTCATAGAATTCTTCTTCACTTAGCACTAAATTGTTTGAATGCCAGCCCTCTCCGTCAGGGTCTAAGTTCATGCGCCACAGACCCCAATCGTCGGCAATGTCGGCATATGTGGCGTCTGCATACTGAATGGGGGGGTTCCAAGACAACATCAGAAAGCCACTCCGTTATTGATGCAGTCGGCGTAGAGCTCGGCCGCTTCTTTGGCTTCGTGCCGAAAGTCGCAAGTTACGATCATGTTTTCACGGCTGGGATAGTCCGTATCGAACACACACCAGTAGGCACCAACCTGAGCAGCGTACACTTTGACAAAGCCGTCTTTGTGAATGAGTTCCATGTGTCTCTCCGTTTGCTCTGCTTCGTCAGGGAATCTGTTCAAGCAGTGTTGACACTATAACTTGATGGGGTGTACATTGTCAACACCTCAACACAACATTTTCAACAAAATGCTTACACTAGAACAGATCAGAGACCAGCTCCAGGACCGACGACTCACTGTCATTGCGCAGCGTACAAAGCTGCATCCGAATACGCTGAGGGACATTCGCAACAACCCAGAATGCAACCCCTCGCACCGGGTCATGGTGGCACTGAGTGACTACCTGACAGCCCGCGCCCAGGCGGTGTTGCATGGCTGATCTAAGCAAGATCTTGGGTGGCCCATGGTCGCCACCGGCCGAGCCGCCACCACTCGCGCCCGAGTTGCAGTTCATTGAGGCTATCCGCAAAAGCGGACTTGATGTGCCAGAACAGCTCATTTTGGACGGGAAAATTCACCGGTTCCGCTCTGGTGCCAGTGCAAAGAGTCTGAGCC